TTTTTTTGACTTTGAATTTCTCCATACATACATATCCTAGACCAATATGCTATCCATTATATAGCATTTAATAAGTAATAATTTTATTACGTTTCCCAATAAACGTATTTCCAAAAACAATTTAATTATGGACAGAAAACTACTAAAAGAAGCTATTGCTGATGCAAAGGCGGTTAAAGAAACTGCTATCGCAAACGCCAAGGCCGCTTTAGAAGAAGCTTTCACCCCTCAGCTTAAATCTATGTTTGCCGCCAAAATCCAGGAAATGGAAGATGAAGACAATATGGAGGAAGCTTACGACATGGATAACATGAAAGAGACTTATGACATGAAAAACATGGAGGAAGAAATGGACTCTAAAGACCTTGACGAAGTAGAACTTGATGAAGAAGAGCTTAATTTAGATGAACTCCTAGCTGAACTTGAAGGTTTAGATGAGGAAGAATCAACTGAAGAAAGCTTAAACGAGGCTGAAGGTGATGAAGAAGAATCTGAAGAAGAAGAAATGTCTGATGAAGACATGGAAGCTGAAACTTTAGATTTGGAAAACATGACTGATGAAGACTTGAAAAAATTCATCGAAGGAGTTATCGCAGACATGGTTCAAGCTGGTGAATTAGAAGCTGGTGAGAGCATGGAAGACGAGAGTGAAGAAATGGAAGACGAAGAAGTTGACCTTGACGAACTCATGGCTGAAGCTTATCATGATAAAGACATGAAAACAGAAGCTAAAAAAGACATGGAAGAAGAAAAAGATGAAATGAAAGAAGAACTAGAAGAAGCATACGCTACTATCCAGAAACTTACTCAGGACATTAACGAAATTAATCTTCTAAATGCTAAGTTGCTTTACACAAACAAGATTTTCAAAGCTAGCGCGTTGACTGAATCTCAAAAAGTAAAAGTATTGAGTTCTATGGACAAAGCTACCAATGTAAAAGAAGTAAAACTAGTTTACGAATCATTATCTGAGAATTTGAAGCCTAAAAAAGCTCCAATCAAAGAAAATCTAAACTTTGCTTCTAAATCAGCTGGTGTTGCTCCTAAAGTATCTCAATCTAATCCTATTTTAGATCCTACAATGGTAGCTAGATTTAAGAAAATCGCCGGAATTTAATTTTAATTTTTAAACAAACAAAACTCAACAGTATGTCACAATTACAATCCCTACTAGAGAGTGCTAATTCTTACAAAGTCATTCAAAATGACGCTGAAAGACTAGCACGTAAGTGGGCCAAAACTGGTCTACTTGAAGGACTTGCCTCAGAAGCTGACAAAAACAACATGGCAATGATCCTTGAAAACCAAGCAAAACAGCTTCTAAATGAAACCTCACAAACTGGTGGTACTGCAACCTTTGCTCCTTCCCCAGGTACTGGTGAACAATGGGCTGGAATTGCTCTTCCATTGGTAAGAAAGGTGTTCGGTCAAATTTCTTCTAAAGAATTTGTTTCTGTACAACCTATGAATTTACCTTCTGGTCTAGTATTCTACCTTGACTTCCAGTATGGTGGAGCAGGTGGTGCTAACAAAACTCCATTCAACATCGGTGATTCAATGTATGGTGACCAAGGTGGAAACACTCCATTTGGTAACACTAACACTGGTGGTTTATATGGAGCAGGTCGTTTTGGTTACTCAATCAACAACACCTCTTCAGTTGTAGCTATTGCTTCAACTTCATCAGCTGACTGGTTTAGAGATTTCAATGCTGACGGAGCTTACTCAGCTTCTGTAGCTAATTTCTCTACTTACCAAATCGCTCTTACTGGTCTTGGTTCAAACTATGACGCAGAAGCAATCCGTGGTTTCTATATCTCAGGTTCAGGTATTTTACCTTCAGATATTCTACCTGCCTTTACTAAAGTTACTGGTTCAAACTTAATGTTTGTAGCTCCTGACAACTTATCTACTCCAACTAGTAATGTTACTGTAACATTTACTCTACAACCAGTAGATAACAAGAGAGGTGACTTTGAACAAGGTAATACTGATCTTAACTCAAATAACACTACTATCAACATCCCAGAAATCAACGTTAAGTTGAAATCAGATGCTATCGTAGCTAAAACTAGAAAACTGAAAGCTGTTTGGACTCCTGAGTTCGCTCAAGACTTGAACGCTTACCATGCTCTAGATGCAGAAGCAGAACTTACCTCTATCATGAGTGAGTATATTGCTCTTGAAATTGACTTAGAGATCCTAGACATGTTGATTGACTCAGCTGCTGCTGGTACTGAATACTGGACTGCTGAAAACAACAAAGCTTTAAGCAATACTGGTTTCACCAACACCAACTTAGGTTACTACAACTCACAAGGTCAATGGTTCCAAACTTTAGGAACTAAAATGCAGAAATTAAGCAACTTGATCCACCAGAAAACTCTACGTGGAGGTGCTAACTTCATGATCTTGTCTCCAAGTGTAGCTACTGTTTTAGAATCAATCCCAGGATTTGCTTCTACTTCAGACGGGGATGCTGCTAAAGCTAAATATGCGTTTGGTATTCAGAAAGCTGGTCAGTTAAACAACCGCTATGACGTTTACAAAAACCCATATATGAACGAGAATGTGATCTTAATGGGTTACAGAGGTGGTCAGTTCCTAGAAGCAGGTGCTGTATTTGCCCCATACATCCCATTGATCATGACTCCATTGGTATATGACCCAGATACTTTCGTACCAAGAAAAGGTCTATTGACTAGATACGCGAAGAAAATGGTTCGTCCGGAATTTTACGGAAAAATCTATGTTAGTGGATTGAACACTATCTAATAGATACAAAACCAACAAGAAGAAGAGCCACCAAAAGTGGCTCTTTCTTTTTTCTATTTTATTTAATACCATATATATAATAAAACAATGGAAGTTACAGACAATCAACCCCCAAAGAGAAAACCAAAAGGTCCAATCAAGTTTAATATTCAACTTAACGAAGAACAAAAACAAGCCAAAGATATTATTATAGATAATCCTATAACAGTATTAAGAGGTCAAGCAGGTTCAGGAAAAACTTTAGTGGCATGCCAGGTAGCTTTAGATATGTTATTTAAAAGAGATATCGAGAAAATTGTTATCACAAGACCTACAGTAGCTAAAGAAGAAATAGGTTTCCTACCAGGAAATATGAAAGACAAATTAGATCCTTGGTTAGCACCAATTTATGCAAATCTTTATATGTTGTATAATAAAGAAAAAATAAATAAATTATTAGAAGAAGGTGTTATCGAAATCTTGCCTTTTGCTTTTATGAGAGGAAGAACATTAGTTGATACTTTTGTCATTGTTGATGAAGCACAAAACGTGACCCACACTCAAATGGAAATGGTCATTGGTCGTTTAGGTATGAACTCTAAAATGGTAATATGTGGAGACGTATCCCAAATTGACTTAAAAAGTAAAAAAGAATCTGGTTTTGGATTTTTAAGTACAGTAGAGGCAAATGTTAAAGGTTTTAGAATATTTACATTAAAACAAAATCATAGACATCCTATTGTTCCCCCAATTTTAGAAATTTATAAAAATTATAACGATTAAATGAAAAATTCTCACATAACTATATCTCTTGTATTAGCGATCATATTAGGAATATTTATAGGTTCCACGTTTAAAGGGTGTAATCCAGCAGACCCATGTACCGTCACAACAGATACCGTGACCCTAACTAAAACGCGTATAGACACTGTTCTTCTGGAAAGAAAACCTACAATAACTAAAGGAGGAACTATAAAAATTGATACATCAAAACCTATATCTAATATACCTTGTGACACAGCTTATTTTACCCAAGAGTACAAGGATACACTTATAGAAGGTACTCTATCAGCTGTAGTTAAAGGAGAATTATTATCTACAGAACTAAATTATACTCCAAAATTCCCTAAATATATCTTTAGAACAGACTCAGTATTTACTACTATTACTAATACTGTAACTAAAACTGAATATAAACAACCTTTTGGTTTAGTATTAGGTGGTGGATTTGGAGCATCTCCTTTAGGAGATTTTACAGTTATGCCCCATATAGGTATTCAACTTAAACAACATCTAAATTTTATATACGGATATAATATAACTAATCAGTCACATGTTATAATGGTTCAAAAAGTATTCCCTCTAAGCAAGTAATACATACGTATAATAAAACCATATGGCTATATTTGGCTCATCTCGTGACATTTCAATGTTTAGAAAAATCAACCGTGAGTTGTTAGGAGATGTTATTACCCAACAATGTGCTGTCTATAAATTTAGGTTAGAGGAAACAAATGTTAATATATATGGAGAGGCCGCTGAAGAAAAGTATTATGAAGGCCCAACCCTAGTTAACTGTCTGATTGAAAGACCAGAACCAGCATACAATGAATCTGATATGGGTCCTGATTATAATCGTCAGGTCAATTTTAGATTCTTTAGGGATGATCTAGTGGATGCTAATTTAGTATTGGAGGTAGGTGATATCTTCTTGTATCAAGAACTATATTTTGAAGTCCATAATGTAGTAGACAATCAGCTGTTTGTAGGTAAAGATCCAGATTATCCAAATGAATCCAACCCATTAAATCCAGGCCTAGCAAACTTTGGTACAAGTGTTTCTATCATTTGTTCAACCCACTTAGTACCTGCTGATCGTGTAGGTATTACTAAAGAAAGATACAATGGCTAAGAAAGGAAAAACACCAACACCCAAAACACAACGGGAAATAAGCATATCTCAGCAACAGGCATATGATACTACTAGAGGTAATCCTAATGTTGTAGATCCAACTAATAGAGCAGAGGAATTATCATTTAAAGGTGATACTACAAAACCATTTAGTGTTGGACTAGAAGATATTGATGGAGCAATAATTTATTACTTTGAAAATATTATTCGTCCTACAGTAATACAAAATGGTACAAGAATTCCTGTACCTATAGTTTATGGTTCTCCTGAAAGATGGAAAGCAGTTCAAAAAGATGGTTTCTATAGAGATAAAAAAGGAAAAATTATGATGCCTTTGATTGTCTTTAAACGAACTAATATAGAAAAAAATCGTTCAATAGCTAATAAACTTGACGCTAATAATCCTAACAATTATAAAGTATTTACTAAAGCATACTCCCCTAAAAATGCTTATGATAAATTCAATATTCTGAATAATCGAAAACCACAAAAACAATATTATGCTGTGGTTATGCCTGATTATGTTACTTTAACTTATGAATGCATAGTTTCAACATATTATGTTGAACAAATGAATAAAATAGTTGAAGCAATAAACTATGCCTCAGATTCATATTGGGGAAATCCAGAACAATTTAAGTTTCAAGCTAGAATTGATTCATTTGCTAATACTACTGAATTACCACAAGGTGAACAAAGAGTAGTAAAAACTAATTTCTCTCTACGTTTATACGGATATATCATCCCTGATACTACAAATAAAGAATTATCAGCCCAAAATAAATTCTCAGATAAAACCAAAGTAGTATTTAACTTTGAAACTCAAATTGGACCAGATAATACTCTCCCAAATTTCTAACATACATATAATAAAATAGTAAATGGCATTAATATTATCAAATAGTGGTATAAACAACACCTCAACAATTGAGGCGGCTCATGTATCACAATCAATAGATGCATTAACTGGAGCAGCAGCTTATGACATAACTATAAGTGGTAGCTTAATTATCACAGGTTCATTATCAATGGATTCTGGAGGTTTAACTGGATCTTTACAAGGAACAGCCTCATATGCCAATCAAGCTTTAACAGCATCAAATGCATTAACTGCCTCATTTATACAACAAGCTTTAACAGCTTCCTTTGCTCAAACATCCTCATATGTAGCGAATGCCCAAACTGCCTCCTTTACTATTTCCTCATCTTATGCTCTTACCTCAACCTCAGCCTCTTACGCGGTAAATTCAACCACATCAAGTTTAGCTTTAAGTGTAGTAAGTGCCTCCTATGCTGTAACTGCTAGTTTTGCTACCACAGCTTTAACATCCTCATATGCTTTAATTTCAGCTTTAGCGGATTTAGCCACTATAGCAAATTCAGCTTCAATAGCAACCACAGCAACTTCTGCTTCATATGCTGCTACAGCTTCCTTATTGTTAGGAACAGTACAAAGTGCATCATATGCCGCTACTGCTTCTTTGGCTAATACAGCTTCTTTTGCTATTTTAGCAGAAACTGCCACTACATCCATTACAGCAACAACTGCCTCATATGTTTTAAATGCAGTTAGTGCCTCTTATGCTACTTTAGCGGCAACTGCTACTACAGCAACAACAGCAAACTCAGCTAATGTAGCTACAACAGCAATATCAGCAACTTCCGCTACTACAGCAACTTCTGCTTCATATGCTGCTACAGCCTCATTATTATTAGGAACTGTAGTTAGTGCCTCTTACGCGGTCACAGCTGATTCAGCAACAACAGCAACCTCAGCAACAACAGCAACCTCAGCAACAACTGCTGCAAGTGCTTTAACATCAACTTCAGCATCCTTTGCTTCAACAGCTTTATCTTCCTCTTATGCTGCTACCGCTTCTTTATTATTAGGAAGTGTAGTTAGTGCCTCTTATGCTAGTAAAGCAACAGATGCAGATTATGTTTATGGATATTATCAAGTAAGTTCCTCAGCAGTACCCACTGTCCAAAGTGGCTCAAAATTCCAGATGATAGCAGGAAGTGGTACTATGACAGGAGGTTTGTTCACATCAGCAGCTTTTCCTATATTAGTAGGAAAACATTTAGGAGATACTGCTTTTATAACTGCTAATACTGTTTTAACTAGTTATAGTAATGGCTTAAATATCACTTTAGATAGTTCAACTGGAGTTATAGAAGTAAATAACAATTTAGGATCAGGAACAGCTTATGTAGTATTCACAGGTTTTGTATTATTAACTTAAAAATAAATAAATTATGGAAAAAAAGGTTTTAACAGAAGAAGAAATGAAACAAATCGGAAGTTTACGAACCCAATTTGATGAATTAGTTTTTAAATTAGGAATGAATGAAGTTCAGCAAATTAATTTAAATGTTCAAAAAGAACAACTAGAAAAAGAATTAAGTGAAATTCAACAACGCGAACAAAATTTAATTAAAGAAATTGAAACCAAGTATGGTAAAGGAAATATTTCATTAGAGACGGGAGAATTTATCCCTGTTTCTTAACTTTGAAATATCTATGCCATACATATAATAAAACAAATACTAATATAATATGGCAGAAATTTTACTATCACCCGGTGTACTAGCTAGAGAAAACGACCAATCTCAAGTTACTAGCTTACCTATTCAAGCTGGAGCCGCTCTTGTTGGTCCAACTGTAAAAGGTAAAGTAGGAGTACCTAAACTTATTACTACTTATAGTGAGTATCAAGCTTATTTTGGTACTACTTTTAACAGTGGATCAGTAACAGATGCTCAAACATATACTTATTTTACCTCTATCTCAGCTTACAACTATTTCCAAAATGGTGGAACTAGTTTAATTGTAACTAGAGTAGCCTCAGGTTCATATACTCCAGCAGTATCTCAACCCATTTCCTCAAGTGCTAACATTGGTTCATTAAATGCCTTTACTTTAGAAACTCTAAGTGATGGTGTAATTATGAACAGTGTAGGCCCAGAAGATGCTCAAGGTGTATTAGCAAGCGGTTCAAGAGATAATTTAAGATGGGAAATTGTTTCTCCTAATACTGCCTCAGGTACTTTTGGTTTATTAATTAGAAGAGGTGATGATAGAACAAATAACAAAACTGTTCTAGAAACATGGACTAACTTATCTTTAGATCCTAATTCCTCAAATTACGTAGCTAGAATTATTGGTGATCAAACCTTAACTACTCGTAACGCGGGTACAGCTGATATTTATCTACAACCATCTGGTTCATATCGTAACTCTTCTCGCTATGTAAGAGTAAGCAATGTATCTCTAACTACTGTAGATTATCTTGATAGTAATGGTGATGTTAGAATTAATGCCTATACTTCTTCTATTCCAATTGCCCAAAGTGGTGCTTTTGAAAATGCCACTGGTAATATCGGAGGAAATAACAAATATTACCAAGATATTACTAATACTAACTCACAAGGTTTAGTAGGAACCAATTATACTGATGTGTTTAATTTATTAGCAAATAAAGACGAATACAGATACAACATTATTTCAGCTCCTGGCTTAATTGATGCATTTGCAGGTCATTCAACAGTATTAAGTACTTTAATTACAAATATTGAAAATAGAGGAGATGCTATTGCCCCTATTGACCTAGTAGGATATGGTTCTTCAATTGGTGCTGTAACTAGTCAAGCTGCTTCTCGTGATACTTCATATGCTGCTGCTTACTGGCCTTGGTTACAAACCACAGACCCAGACTCAGGTAAAAATGTATGGGTTCCAGCTTCTACTATGATCCCTGGAGTTTACGCTAATAACGATAGAATTGCTGAAGCATGGTTTGCCCCTGCAGGTATTAACAGAGGTGGATTAGGTCAAGTAATTCAAGCTGAACGTAAATTAATCAACTCAGACAGAGATACTTTATATCAAGGAAAAGTAAACCCAATTGCTACATTCCCTAATACTGGTGTAGTAGTATTTGGACAGAAAACACTACAAAAACAAGCATCAGCTCTTGATAGAGTAAATGTTAGAAGATTGTTAATTGAGTTAAAAGGATATATTTCTCAAGTAGCAGACAACTTAGTATTTGAACAAAACACTACTGCCACTAGAAATCAATTCCTAGCTCAAGTTAATCCATATCTTGAATCTGTACAACAAAGACAAGGTCTATATGCATTTAGAGTAGTAATGGATGATTCAAATAATACTCCAGATGTGATTGACAGAAATGAGTTAAGAGGTGGTATTTATTTACAACCTACCAAAACTGCTGAATTTGTTTATTTAGATTTTAACATTCTACCTACTGGAGTAACATTTGCATAAACTTTGTAAAAATAACATACATATCATAGAACAAATAAATATACTAAAATGGCAGTACTAAATCCAAACGAAATATTCTTTACCGCTTTTGAACCTAAACTACAGAATCGTTTTATTATGTATATTGACGGAATCCCCGCTTATACAATTAAAGGAATCAGTGGTCTAGGATTTTCTCAAGACGAAATCAAACTTAACCACATCAATGTTTACCGTAAAGTAAAAGGTAAATTAACCTGGAATGATGTTACTTTAACATTATTTGACCCAATTACTCCTTCAGGTGCTCAAGCTTGTATGGAATGGGTTCGTCTACATCATGAATCAGTAACAGGTAGAGATGGTTATTCTGATTTCTATAAAAAAGATATTACTTTAGACATTCTAGGTCCAGTAGGTGATATTGTTTCTGAATGGATCATCAAAGGAGCTTTTATTAAGAACTTTGCTCAAGGTGATTTTTCATGGGATAATGAATCAGTAGCTCAAAACTTGACTCTAACTTTAGGAATGGATTACTGTATTTTGAACTTCTAATTTGGCTATCTAAAATATTATTATTATATTTATATCATGAAATTACAAGAATTAAGACAACTAATCAAAGAGGAAATTTCTAAAGCTATTAATGAGGTAAATCCATCTTACAAAATAATCTCTAAAGAAACTAGTAAAAGTGAGTTTGGGAATAAAATACATGATAAATATACACTTGATATAAAAGATGAAATGTATACTACTCCTGAAGGATTAAATTTTCAACTTAAAACTCAGGGATATGTTTTAACCCCTGAAGGTGAAGAATTAGATTTTAATCTTCCTCATCATTATTTTTATTATATTCAGACTTACATAATGGATAAAAATGGAAATAAATTAGAAGACATTCCTGGTGAAAAGGTTCATGGTCAATATAATGTAGCGGCTTCATTAAACAAAGCTAAAAAATGGTTAAATCAAAGAGGATCACAACTTATGGCCGGTAAAGGATTCCAACATAAATCTACCTAAAATATTATTCGTATATTTATAAAAACAAAAACTATGAAACTAAATCAATTAAGACAATTAATTAGAGAGGAATTAGCCTCAATGAACGGAGATGAAACAATGTCATCAACATCTCAAGAATTATTTAACAAACTAGAATCTCTTTTAAAGACTCATGATTGGACATATTTTATGTCTGATGATCAT